TACACCATTTGCGACGTGGTAAAAGAAGTTGAAATGGTTTTATTTCCTCTTGCTTATAGCACACTAAAACAACAAGAGGCTATTAGCATCAACCAATAATGGCATCGGCTACAAATGACTTCGCTCAGCGTATGGCGCAAGTTCTCGTGGCTAACCCTGACGGACGAACTCGCCAACACAAGCAAGCCGTCAAGGACGTCTACGAGACCACCATCGCCTCGCTTATCGTCAAGCTTTCGACGGAAACCGCAAAGAACAAGGATATGCGCAGTCGTGTAGCACTCGCTAACACAGACGACGAGCCCACCCCATCGTGCTCCATCTGTATGGAAGATATGTGCGGTCGCGTCACTCTGGTGTGCGGGCACGAGATGTGCCCCGACTGCTTCGCACAGCACTCGCGCGTCAACAACACATGCCCGTTCTGTCGCAAAGAGTTCGCGCCTAAACCCAAGAAACAGAGTAAGATGCCTCTATATCAGCTTGATGGTATTGCTGAAACGTGGGCCGAGTATCTTACAACGCCCAACGCTCAAGAGGACACGGGCTATTTTAGACGCCATGCAGTTACGCTTATAAATAAAAACGATGGCACGCTAGCCGGTCGTCAAGCAGTAGAAACGCACATTCGATGGCTAATCACGGCAAACGGTAAAATCCTAATGCAAAAAGTTAAAGACTGGTATGACAACGATATCGCTTAAATGCGCAACAACACTATCGATTGTCATTCGCGCGATATGAGACGCAGTGAGTGTGAGAAAATGTGGAGAGGGGGAATATGTCTATAATGTAGATTTTTTTGCCAATACACTAAGTCCTTTTACTTTAAGATGTGTTTTCGGGTTACGCTCTGGGTTAAAAAAAGTTGAAACGATAAAATCCACAATATTGTATCAATATAATAAAACGAAACCATGAAATATCTTAAGACAATGAGCTATCAATGCGCTGAGTGTAGCGAGCTTATAATCAACGACGCTGTCAACTATAACGCGATGTATCTTTGTGGTGACGCACATGTATGTTCACCGACTTGTTCGCGAATAAGGTTAGGCAAAATAATATTAGTTGACCCAAAGTTAAACAACCCCATTGTCTGGCAAACATTACCACAGCGTGGGTTCGTGACAAACAAATTAAAGCGAACACAGTCACTGCCAAAAATAGATACAAATAATTTAATCATTAATATCGAATCACTCGAAACGATAGCTGAAAGTAGTATTAGTAGTTATCACACTAAAGAACACGATTACGGCTATGAAACATTCACATTTACAATAATTACATTAATAATAGAAGGTATAATAAACATTATTGACGTAATTATCAAATTATTTTATTAGGCATATTTTAATAGACATAGCGTATAAATGTATTTTCCAGCATATAAATTACGCGACTGGATACCATTAGAAAATTTAGACTGGGATTTTCTGTGTGATAATCCCCGTGCTATTTTTTTACTAGAAAATAATATGAAGCGTATCAACTGGATACGAATATCTGCGAACCCAAATGCTATAGGTCTAATAGAAAAAAATCCAGATAAAATAGCATGGGATTATCTATCTAAAAATCCATCTGCGATACATATACTTAAAAAAAATAGGAAAAAAATAGACTGGAAGGCGTTATCGAAGAACCCAGCCGCGATTTCACTAATAGAAAATAATATAAAACGAATTGATTGGTTATATCTCTCTAGTAATCCAGCTGCTATACACTTGCTCAAAGCAAATCCAACCAAGGTTGATTGGTATTTTATTCTTTCAAATCCAGCGGCGGTTCATATGATTGACAATATTATTAACCAATCAAACCCATATCTTACGTTAGATGACTCGTGGAACATCAAACATATCTACAATTTTCTATGTTATAATGAAAACGCAATATCATTAATTTCTAAAAACATAGATAAGATATGCTGGTCATCACTTTCTACTAATCCAAACGCCATTGAATTAATACGTGATAATATGGATAAAATAAGCTGGTCTGCTATCTCATTAAACCCATCGTGTATAGAAATCCTAGAACATAATAAAGATAAAATAGATTGGATTAACATTTCTCGCAATCCAGAAATATTCGTTCTGGATTGTGCCGAATTAAAGAAGCACGCCCGTCCTTTTGTTGAAGAATTAATGATGAAATGCTATCATCCTCTCCGTCTAGAGAGATATTTATGTAAATATAAATATGATATTGGGAACGATACATATGAAATAAATTGAATCATTATTAATGTTAATAAATACGTATATTAAATGACTACTTATACGAATCCAATGTGTATTTTCACTGGCGTTAGGTTTTGTAATAATAACGACGAGTCCTACATAAATTACGCACCATACAAACTACACGATTGGGTCGACGTTTCTAAACTGGACATTAAACTTCTCGCACAAAACCCATACGCAATAGATTACATTGATGTATTCATGAACAGCATACCAGACCTCGATATTTGGAGTAATCTCTCCAACAATCCAAATGGCACCAGAATCTTAGAGAAATATATCGATAAAATTAATTGGGATTCAATGTCTATGAACCCTAACGCAATAGACCTAATAGAGAAAAATCTGGACAAGGTAAATTGGAATATTTTATCAAGCAATAAATCCGCGGTTCACATACTAGAAAGAAATCCAGATAAAATAAACTGGATAAACATTTCAAACAATCCAAATGCCATTAGTATTATTGAAAAAAATCTAGATAAGATTGACTGGTTCTGGTTATCTGAAAATCCGAACGCTATACATATTCTTAAGGACAATATGGATAAGATTCACTGGCCGTCGCTATCAGTAAATCCTAACGCGATAGAAATACTCGTAAACAACATAGACAAAATAGATTGGGCGTGGTTATCTGGAAATGTCAATGCCATTCCAATTCTTGAAGATAATCTGGATAAAATAGCATGGTATAGACTGTCTACAAACATCAATGCTATTAATTTACTCAAGAATAATCAAGATAAAATTAATTGGGACTTGTTAACTATGAATCCTAATGCCGGCGAACTCTTAGAAAATAATCGCGATAAAATTAATTGGGAATGTATTAGTGAAAATCCGGCAATATTCAAATTAGATTACGATGCTATCAAAACCCGACTTATCTCCGTGATAGAAGAAGACCTTATGAAAGTATGTTATCATCCTGACCGTTTAGAGCGACATCTTTATAAATATAACTACGATATTGGTAGCGATGACAATTACGAATAGTCGGTTATTATACCTCTTCATTAACAGGTTCAACCTTATTATTTAAACTTTTAATTATAAAAACTCTTCTATACTTTTTCTTATGAAATTCGTCATATCCATCACACAATCGTTTAGGTTCCAGTTTATACCCAATAGTTTTTAAGGTCTGTCTTACAAGATTAAGTAACGGCCATTGTTGTGTTTTTTCTGCACCAGAATGTAGCGCGGTGTGTGACGACGAAGAAAACATTTTTTTAAGCTCGGGTATAAAAATACTCACCTCATAATATAGATTCTTGTTTAAAAGTCTCTCGCGCGGAATCTGGATACCATCAAGCTCGTCAATATTTTCACACGGAATTCCGCATTTATTAAAAAAATCTATTAGACGTTCCATTTACCATTATTATATATTAAATATTATGATTAAATACCCAATCCAGGTATTGTATATTCGTCCTTGTTATTTTTAACCCATTGTCCAATAATGTCCGGAGACTCCTTATTATTCATGATATCCTCATTTTTATATACATTATTGCTATCATCAATATAGTAATATATACCATTAATCTCCTCATACCAAACCTCTATTTTTTTGTGTTTTTCATCAGATGCTATATTTGTTACATTCATAACGCCATTTGGTGTCCCCTTCCTATGCGTCCCACAATATTTTTCATTTGCTTGTTGGCGGCGCGTGCATTGGTCACCATCTGCTCTACAAGCCTCACATCTATCGCACTGTGGAACTACATTTTTAACTCGTTTGCGTTTCTGAAAATCGTCTTGGGATAAAGTTACACTATCATAGTCGTATACGAATTTTAGAAACTCGCTCTTTTTCTGGTTATCTGTGAATATATTGTTAGTATCAATCCATTTCTGAATTTCACTCTTAAATACAACCTGTTGTTTATCTAGCTTATTTTTAATACGCTTTTCCATTTACATTATATACTGTAGGTTATTTATATTCAATTTTATATATAAATATTCTCCTACTTAAAGACAATTCGGATATATTTTTTCTTCGTTATGTGAATTGTCAGTTACAACTAATTTAATACTACTATTAAGAACATACATAACTTCATCTGTTGTAGCAGACATATCATTCTCTGTTGATTCCCTTTCTGATTCACTGGTATCACTTGTTTCGGTGGGTTCTTCTAAATTGTTGTCATTAATATCTTCAGAGCTGTCTACTGATTCTACCTCAGATTCTTCGGTGGGGGCTGGCTCTTCGGTGGGCGCGGGCTCTTCTGTGGGCGCGGGCTCTTCTGTGGGCGCGGACTCTTCTGTGGGGGCTGGCTCTTCGGTGGGCGCGAGCTCTTCGGCGGGCGCGGGCTCTTCGGTGGGCGCTGGCTCTTCGGTGGGCGCGGGCTCTTCGGCGGGAGCGGGCTCTTCGGCGGGAGCGGACTCTTCGGTGGGCGCGGGCTCTTCTGTGGGAGCGGGCTCTTCGGCGGGAGCGGGCTCTTCTGCTATATCAGACGCCGGTTTCTCTATACCATCGCTCGCTTCTATATGGTGTTTTTCAGAATCAGATACATAATAATTATCCTTTACAACCTCTATACTAGTATCGCTCTTACTCGTATCTATTGTAGAATTAGACGAGTTGGTGTATATAGGCTCCTCAATGTCACCACGACCATCATCCGATTTAGATATATTAGAGACAATCGTCGTCAATTCCTCATTAATATTATCACTATCGCTGGTGCCAACATATTTAAGAATACTTTCCTCATCGCTAATCTTTTGTTTATTAGTGTTACTATTTGATGTCCCAGAGGAATTAAGCTGTTTTATCATTATATCCTCATTTATAATTCCTATAATAAGTTTGGTCTTTATAGACAGACGAGTCAAATATTTCTTATGGTGCTGATGAAACACTTTAAGGTATCTTACAAACATCTTTATTTTTTCGCATAATAAAGCATTTGAGTATCGATATGAGTTGACTAAATTTCCTATATTAAGTCCCTGATTGGATTGCTGTGTATCGCTGGCTAACTCCGCGTCTTTAGCTATGCGGTATGACTCTAATTCAACAATCGTATTTGTAATATAGTCGTGTAATTCAATAACGTGAGCAAACCTATATATACGATATGGTTCTAGCACTTTATAAACTGGAAATTTTTTATTAATTAAAACCTTACTGCGAAGAGAATCATTAGTTATATCGCTCTCAATATATTTACGAATTAACACATATAGCTGATAATATTCACAATACATACGATTATTAATTTTCTTAAAGGTATTTATCATGTTATCGTAATCAGAGGTAATTAATTCGTTCTGAAAATGAAATGAGTCTATACCAAACATATACTCCGATTTACAATGTGCTTTTATCATATCCTCGTATACTTTATTTAGTGTATTAGATTTAGCCTTTATGGTATCAAATATGTTTTGGATGTCGCCGCGCAGATTTTTAATATTTTCAAAGCTATGTTTTAATTCTAAGGTATCTTTCATTAATATATAATTAGAAATTTTTATAAATTATATATTATATAATGGCTGTTGACACACCAATTGTTAATACATTTTCCGACGCAGTATCCGAATATGAAGAGCCCAGTGTATGGACGGAGCACCACGAGAATATTCTCATCGAATGGGCAGATAAAGCAACTTGTTTTAGGTGGCTTCACGCGAAATCACACATTGAATATTCCAAGGCAAATACATGGTTCACAATCCCAGTAATCGTAATGAGTACGCTTACGGGAACGGCAAATTTCGCACAGGACAGATTCCCCCCAGATATCAAACCCGCCATTTCATCGATTATAGGTACGGTTAATATCTTCGCCGGAATCCTAACTACCATCCAACAGTTCTTAAAAATAAGTGAATATAACGAGGCGCACCGTGTCAGTAGTATTTCGTGGGGAAAATTTTACAGAAATATAAAGGTTGAGCTCGCGAAAGATCCGAGGGAGCGCACCGATGTGAGACAATTAATTAAAACACAAAAGGAAGAATTTGACAGGTTAATGGAAACCAGTCCACCGATTTCAGAGAAAATTATTATACGGTTCAAGCGCGAATTTTGTGATGAAAATGGTCCGAATTATGATGCGGACCTTAAGAAACCCGAAATATGCGGCGCATTAGAAACGACAAAAAATAGTGTATTCAAGGAAAAGGAACAACTTTTAGATTCGGCTACTGCTGTATTATTTAAAGGAATTGCCAAAAATCTAGATTCGCGAAAACGCACCGACGTTGTAGAAGGGATAATTACTAATTTTTATACTGTTAAAAAACGATACCCTACACCCGACGAAGTAATGAACGAAATGGACAACCGGGGCAGTATTGAGTTAATTCAGAAAATACTAGATAGTAAAAATACCGAAACTACAAATCCTATTGATGGTGATGTTGTTTGAATTTATTGAACATCTAGATTTACCGCCCCCATAAATATCTCTCCCGAAGTAGATGGTAGAATCCAATAAAAAATAAACAACGCGATAAACCATATTAAATAGCTTCCATATACATCAAATCCAATGTTCAGGAAATTGAATGCGGTGGTAATTGCCATTACAAAACCAGTAATAACAAAAATAGACACGGCGAAATAGAACAGTTGCTGGGTTGTATTATCCATTATATACACTTACAATATATATTATTCAATAGTAATATCGTGTAACTTGGCTCTCACGACATTACTGGTATCTATACTATAATATGCTATTGGTATAGTCAGTTGGTTGCTTCGAATCACATATTGTGGTTCATCAATATTGGTAGTTTTGTCCAAAATAATTGTGTCAAAATTATCTACCCATAACTTATCGGTTTCTTTATAATTATCAAATCCCGAATACTCGTTGTTATCAGCTCCTGATTTTATTTTATCGAAGCCTGACTTTCTCTCGCCTTTACGTTTAACAGACATATTGGTGCTGCCAGAAAAAAATACAAATTTAACCAGACCACCATTATGATACTTACCATTATTATCTGTTATGGGATTCCCGTTAATATATCTCACTTTATAATCAGAACTCCAACAACCATACCTAATTCCTCTGCTATACGAACCTAAATAATAAAATGGACCCAACGAAGATTTATAGTTCCCCTTGTCTGCACCAAAAACTGATATGGCGGTAACCTTATTTATTGACTTTCCATAATATCCAGTTAATGGTGTTTCTAAATTATTATTATTTTTGTCAACCAGATATATTAATTCCGAGTTCTTTAAAAATAACTGTATTAAGCTATCATCAATATCATAATGTAATGATTTATGATGATTAATTATCTCTTCTACGGTTACAAACCATAGAAGATCTGATTTAGATTTATATGTGGCAAAATTATAAATTGTGTTAGTTTCAAAAAATAATATGTTACTCGCAAAATATCCCATATATTCTATAGATTTATGGTCATTGAACATTTTGTTCAACACACCTATACAATCGTTGCTCGGTGTATTAGAAGTATGAAATATCTCTGGTAATAATAATTTACTATCTTCGCGGTGAAGTAAAAATTCTAAAAAAGGTTTATTATTACTATTGTATGATATTGAATACAAACATATCTTCATAGTGTCGCCTATTTTTATTATTGGTTCTTTCGTAGTCAATATATCTAACCCTCCATAATTTACGTTTTCAGACATATAACCTAAATATATATATTATTTCTGGGGTTTATGTCTAACTCCCTCTTTAATTTTCACCTCTCTATTTTCAAGAACAAACTCGGCAACATCAGTTGAATCTATGTGCGGATTTTCTGCGAAATATGCCTCTAGACTATCAAGTAAATACTTCTTGCTTAGTGGCGCCTTAACTTTGTTTGCCGTATACATAAGTTTTCCACCAGCCATATCAAAACAGTCAATCTCATTATTTTTCATAACATCAACAAGTTTCTCCGACAACATTTTTTTTTGAATTCGTCTTGTTTTCAATTCGCTTTGTAATAGTTTCATTTCATCTTCTAACTTTATCCATTCTTTGATTGAACTCACCAATTCCTCTTTAGTTGTCATTATAATAATAGTTAAATTTAATTATTTTTATATTCTTTATCATCATTCTTTATCATCATTCTTTATCATGATTCTTTATCATTAACAGAATCTTTTGATATGACAACCTCTTTCGCAATGCTCTTAATAATCTTGTTATCACCCTTGGTGTCTTCACAATCAGTCAAAGACTTTACCATTTTAATATAATTATTGGTTCCGTCTTCCGTCTTGTTCCACTCTGGGTGCTTATCCTCCCATTCCTTAATTTTATCTATCTGTCTCTTGGCTAAATTTGTGAGAGCATTTTTCATTATGGTCTTATCCTCCGTATCCTTTTCCCAGGCATCATTATCCTTAACATATAGAATCTCGCGCTTGTAGTCACTGCAATGAATAGGGCGCTTATGTAAATCCAGTTGTTTTAACCCTCGTATAAATATATTAGCAATACCATTAACATAACCATGCTGTCTTGTATTGTCTAGGTCAATTAATTCTAAATTTAATGTATCGATAAATTCCGTCAAATTAATAGCGTCTTTACATTGTTCGTTTAGAAAGACATTGAGATTGAATTTGTTATTTATGGTTGTATTACCAATTTTAGGAATCATATCTTTTACCATCTCGCGCATCTCGTGATTTTCCATAAGCATATTTTGATTCTGTGATACTAATAACGATACCATGGACCGCAAATCCTCCTTTTCTTTATCCCCGGCCGAGGATTTACAATTTCTCTCATGTCGGTTGAAACTTTGAACGTGTTTATATTGCTTGCCACAACCACACGTATATACAGGCGCATATATTTTTGAGCCGTTTGAGCATTGTGACCTATTATGTTTCTTCGTTAAACAGTGCTGTTTAAATAAAAATATTTTGTTACACGAATAGGAGCAAGGTTCGCAAATATATTTATGAGGTTTGTTACCATCGCTATTATAGCATATTTTAGCCGGCATATATGCTTATATAATGCTCATAAAAATATGCTTAAATCTGTTTTTTTCAAGGTTTTTTCCCGGGTTTAGTGCCTTTTTTTCAGCTTACCAACCACTCCCCTACATAAATATATGAAAATATCTGGTTTATACTACATAACTGAAATTTTTAAAAAAATTTTTTTTTTTTTCAATTCTCAAATGAAAATATCGAAAATGGACATTTATTTTTGTCCATTTTGGGAAAATACAAATGAGAATTGAAAAAAAAAAAAATTAATTTTTTAATATTATCCTAATTACTAATTCTTTCTTATTTCCGGATATTTTCATATTTCTAGCACGCAATTGCTCACGCAACTCAACCATATTGGTTGAATCGTATAATTCCTGCATTTTATCGGTCCATTCTATAGATTCTAGCTTGGTTGTTTTATTTTTACTATTCCAGTGTTTTTCACATAGTTTTCCGTGTTCGCTAGCGAATCCCGCATTTCCGCATGTGCTACCTTTATTTTTACCAGATTTGAATTTCCAACAGCATTCCATATGAGGAAGTGTATATTTCGTAGGTATAGTAACCCCTATTATTTTACGTGATGTTGCAATGCACGGGACATACGGTAGAATATTCGCTGTTTTTTGCCTACAATAAGGGCATTTAATTTCGTTCATTCGCAATTTAGTTACTTCATTCGGGTTATACCTTGTTTTTTGGTTAACAACCTCACGAAATATCGCATCATAATTAAACTTGTGATTACATTTTAGAGTGATATAATTATCAACTAGTGGTTTATTTGTAATAAGGCACGTATTTACATCATTATCTTCTTCTTCTGAATCGTCAGATTTCATTAATTCTTCGTAAAAATTAATACTAGCATCAAGTGTGTAGTTCATTAGTATTATTTATATTATGTCTTTATATATATTAATGGCATCTAAAAAAGAGTGGGGTAATATTGTTTGGTTTTTATTTCATACACTGTCCTATAAACTAAATAACGACGCGCATATCAGTAAACTGTTAGAACAAATTTTTTCAATATGTCAGAACTTACCTTGCGAGGATTGTGCAAGTCACGCATCCAGTATATTAAAGACTGTTAATGTTAGTAACATCAAAACACGAAGCGATTTAATCAAATTAATGCTGGATTTTCACAACATTATAAACAAACGGTTGGGTAAGGCCGAATATACTATAGAACAACATAACGAACAATATTCACGAGCAATAACAGGAAAAATAGTATCACAATTTATAATTATAATGAAACATAATAATTATACTGAAAAGGGAATGTTGCACTCTTTTAAAAAGAAACAATGTACACAGAGTTTCATAAAGTATATTAACGAGAATAAAGAGAATTACCAACCTTGATAATTATCCCATTGTGGCGACAATCTCTCCAGATTTAGTATTTCTACATTTGAACTTTTGCTTGCTTGGTTTGCTACAAAAAGGTTTATTACTTTGAAACTCTTCAAAATATAATAGTTGTTCTAATCCGCTAGATTTAAATAGACCATACCATACCAGTCCCATAGATCCGCCCAGCACCATTCCAAGAATAGCACCCATTGTGCTAGTGCAGCTATTTTGCACCTTGGTAATCATATCTATACCGAGTATAACAAGTAGTGTAGTCAATAGATATATATTCATTTGATTATTGTAATACATGGGCATGAATAAATAAACAATGGTAAACGCCAGATATAGACTGCTTGACGACGGGTCTGTGTGCTGCGTCCACGGTCCCTCTAGTAAATTACACATGGCTGGTGGGATTATTTTCTCATTTCCACCCCACGCAAACCCAATCATGTAACTAATGAATGTCGCCAACAACACTCCTGATAAATACATTATACCTTTTAGATTCAAATTAAAGAGTGATAGCATGACTAAAAAAAAGGTTAATAATACTGGTGATAACGTAGATGTTAATTGTAGCATATTAGAAATTGTAAGTTGAATGGCCATATATATATAATACATATAAATAATCATTATAGCATACTTGATAATAGATTTAAAACCAACTACATAAATATACCTATGGGTATTCCCAGTTATTTTTCGCACATTGTTCGTAAACACAGGAGCATATTAGTTAAATACGAGTCATCTCGAATGGCTATCCATAATTTATATATGGATTGCAATTCATTAATTTACGATTCAATATACGAATATGAGAAGACAGAGACGCCATCGCAGACAATCGCGGAAATAGAGATTACAATAATTAAAATGGTGTGCGAAAAAATAATACATTATATAACCTTGTTATCACCACAGAATAATGTATTCATCGCATTTGATGGAGTTGCGCCGATTGCTAAATTAGAACAGCAAAAAAATAGGAGATACAAGTCATGGCTAGAAAAAGATTTGCGCGAGAAAATGGGAATTAATACTAGCAGTAAATTTGACACCGTAGCCATAACACCCGGGACCGAATTTATGAATAAACTAAATAAAGCAATAAATAAGAGATTTGCGGAACCGAGTAAGTATAGTCTTAAAAAATTAATTGTTTCTACATCGGATGAGCCAGGTGAAGGTGAACACAAGCTATATAAATACATTCGTGACAACACAGAAGAACACAAAGATTACACAACCGTAATATATGGACTGGATGCTGATTTAATAATGTTGACACTCAATCATTTACACATAGCAGATTCAATGTTCCTATTTCGCGAGACACCACATTTCATTAAAAGTCTAGACAAGAGCCTTAATCCAAATAGCGATTATTTGATGGATATTCCCAAATTTGCGACGGCGCTTTCATACGACCTAAATGACAATCGTAAACCCGAAACGTCACAAAAACTGAACAGAATATTCGACTATATATTATTGTGTTTTTTTATGGGAAACGACTTTCTACCTCATTTTCCGGCATTGAATATCCGAACTACCGGAATTGACCGAATAATGGATGCGTATAAGAGTGTGGTAGGAAATACAAACGAAAATCTGACGGAGGGGGGGTCGATAAAATGGAAAAATCTGAGAAAGGTGATAATGCTATTAGCGTCCTCGGAAGAGAAACTAATTCACGAAGAGTATCAAATTAGAGAAAAGCAATCGCGTGGAACGAGAAATAGATGCTCAGAGATGGAGGACCGGCTTACATCGATACCAATGTTAGATAGAAGTGTTGAATTATATATCAATCCACACGAGACAGGGTGGGAGAAGCGTTATTATCAGCGATTATTTGACATTAAAATAGACGATGCTCGTCGCAAGGAGATTTGTGTGAATTATTTAGAGGGTTTAGAGTGGACACTTAAATACTACACGACGGGTTGCTCTGACTGGCGATGGACGTATAAATATAATTATCCTCCGCTGCTTAAGGATTTGGTTAAATATATGCCGGCTTTTGACGTAGATTTTATACGGCATTCTACGCCGGCGCCAGTTGCTCCGCTGGTTCAATTGAGTTATGTAATCCCTCGCAAAAGTCTGTATTTGCTACCGGATAAATTAAGAGAACAGCTCCTGAATAAGCATAGCGATAGTTATAGCGAAGATTATGAAATAGAGTGGGCCTATTGTAGGTATTTCTGGGAATCGCACGTTAAATTTCACGATACAGATATTGGGACACTGGAGTCGCTAGTTGAATCGTTATAAATACATATAAACAATAATCAGTATAGTATATAAATGGCAACGCGTGAAATAGTAACCGAACTAGATGTCGCTGGTTTTCAAACTTTATTTAAAAATATTGGAAATAATATCATTATTCTTAAATTCACAGCTACGTGGTGTAAGCCTTGTAAGAAAATAAAACCGCTAGTTGATGAGTGGTTCCAAAAGCTCCCCAAGAACGTTGTAATTGTAGAGTTAGACATTGACGATACGGTTGACTTGTACGCGACTCTTAAAAGTAAGAAAATGGTAAACGGTATTCCGGTTCTTCTTGCATACTATGAACCGTCTGCGCGCGAAGCAGCACACTGGTTTATTCCGTCGGATTCGATTACTGGCGCAGATGAACCTAAAGTAAATGAGTTTTTTAATAGAATTCAGATAAAAGCAGCAACAATGTAGTTAAAAACGCCTTTTAAAAACATCAATATTATGTATATAATGGATAGTATTGATTTAAATTTAGATAATTATGAGCTTACCGATTTACTAACACTATTTAATCTACAGTATGATTTTACAGAGAGCGATCTTAAAAATGCCAAAAAAATAGTGTTGAAAACACACCCAGACAAGAGCAATCTCCCTAAAGAATATTTCCTCTTCTTTTCAAAGGCATATAAAATTATATATTCGATATACGAGTTTAGAGTAAAAGGTAAGGGTTCTACAGAGTATATGTTAGACGAATCAACCGACGTTGAAATTTTTAAAAAACTTACAGGCAAGAAGGATTTTAACAAAGTATTTAACGAGTTATTTGATAAATGTAACGTTAGAACCGCTGAAACTGATACGGGGTATGGAGAGTGGTTGCGGTCTGACGAGGACATGGACAACACCGTAACCACAAAGGAGAATATGCACGATACGTTTCGAAAGAAGAAAACCGTGGCGAGAGACGCAATAGTAAATCAATCAATCCAGGAAACCGGATATAACACGTATACGGATTTGCTTGGAAACGCACCAGATAATTACAGTTCCGACTTGTTTAGCTCATTGGGATACGAAGATTTGCGAAACGCACACCGCGAGAATGTTATACCCGTCACAGAAAAAGATATCAAACAAACCTTTAAAAATCAAGAGGAGCTCAGAATATATAGAGAGAGTCAAAAGATTATTCCGAACTCGCTATCAGAATCAAAAGAGATGCTACATAAACAAAAACAGCAGGAAATAAAACAGGATACCCAGCGCGCATACACGCTCGCGAAACAGGACGAATTATACAAGGATATAAACGCTAATTTTATGTCCAATTTATATAAACTGACATAGTATAATCCAGAATATTTATCTTAAATAATAATAATCTTAAATAATAATATATGATGAAACGAATAAATTTATTATTTATGTTTGTTGTTTTATCTCTGGTGGGAATCGTTTACAACGAGTTCAAGCGTAAATATTTAGATAATGACGATAATAACCAATATAAATTGGTAAAGAAATATTTACTCAACGACACCGATATGTTGCTCAACAAGCTTCCCGATAGCAAACTTCCAATCATTTGGATTCACTCCAAATATGAAGTCAATGCTCGCAACTGGAGCGATTTTTACTCGAGAAATTCCACCGATTTAAACCAACCATATAAGGAGTTGACGATTAAGTCAATAATTGACAAATGTGGTAATGATTTTAATATATGTCTAATAAACGACCATTCGTTTTCAGAATTAATCCCAAATTGGAACATTGATATTAACAAGACGGCAGACCCAATCAAACAGAACATACGAGAGCTCGCTCTTGCGAAGCTGTTAGATGTATACGGAGGTATGTTGTTGCCGGATTCATTCGTATGCTTAGATAGTCTTAAATACATATACGAAACTGGTGTTTCGAATCAGGCTATGTTCGTGGGAGAATTGTTAGGAACGACCAATATTAACACCCCCGAGTGTAAGATGAAAGGACGCGCCGAATATTATCCGAGCACCAAATTAATGGGGTGTGAAAAAGATTGCGACTCTATGAAATGCTATATTAATATGCTGGAGACTATAATCTCTCAAGACTCGACAGCCGAGTCGATATTTACAGGCGAGATTCAGATGTGGTTGAATGAGAAAGTGAAGCAAAAGCGAATAAATATCATAACGTCCGAATATTTGGGTGGACGTGATAATAATGGAAAGCTGATAACGATTGACCAGCTTATGGGAAGCAGCTTCATCGAGTTCCATGACTCTATGTTGGGTATTTACATTCCAGACAGTGAATTATTACTAAGGTCTAAATACTCCTGGCTGTCAAGAATGTCCTCGCAACAGGTGCTAGAGAGCAACAACGTGCTAGGAAAATACTTAGTGGTGGCATCGGGTATTTCGGTGAGTATATAGTAGACTGGTTCATATATTGATTTAATATATACGGGCTTGTTTATATATACTATGTCATTAACATTACATATCTGTCTGATTATCGTGATAAACTGATTGAATGTTGTTACATTATCGATGTATTTGCTCTTTGATTCGTGATAATAGTCATGCATTTCACAGCAGAATGGCGCCAGTAAATTTTTGTATTTTAATTTTTTGTATGCCACTTTAGATAAAACAAAGTATTTTGACTTGTTAATTGTCTCCTCTTCGCAAAATTCTTTTAAAAAATTATAAAATCTCTCATTGGAAATTTTATATTTAAATAACTGTTCGGACATTCTAAATAAATATAGAAATTAAATTATTTGTAAATAACGCAAGTTCGATTTCATCTTCGTGAATATTGTAAAAATACGTTATATATTTACATATAAGTTTAATAATCTTATATTTTTCGTCTTCTGTCAGGTTATTAGTAATCTTAACAAATAGAAAGTAGTTATCGAGAATATCCATTACCGAATAACCCTTATCAAACAGTTTATACAATATAGGTATAGCATTATGAAGGTTCTTTTCATTTTTACATATATTGGTGTATTTTTCAAAATCCCGAAAGCTAATGTTAGTACAGACACTAATAGCGATATCTAGTGTTATTGTTTTGGACAATAACTTGAATTTTTCTAAATAGTTTATTAATATTCTAACGGAATTATTGGAAATGGAAAGAATAAAATCCTCGGCTTCTGATTCAACAACAATATTTTCTATTTTACATATTCGCTTCAGTATTTTTGATAAATTACCCGCATGTAGTGCTTTTATTTTAATGGTGCTCATGCGCGACTGTATGCTTTCTATTACTTTGTTAGTATTAGCACACGAGGCGATGAAATGAACATTGTGGCTGTATTTATCTATAAAATTGCGAAACACTTGTTGACTTTGCTCATTAATGACATCCAGGTCGTCAAGAATAATTATCTTCTTCTTCCCAGGAATATTCGTGGATGTTTGGCAGAATGTTTTCACTTCGCTCCGATAATATGATATGCCCTGGTCTTTCAACGTGTTGATATACATAACATTTTCTTTATACTCCATATTATCATAGTAGTCGCGAACTATGGCGGATATAAGAGAGGTTTTGCCACAACCACTGTTCCCGACAAACAATATATTAAGATTATCCATTTTAATAAGTATTTGTATTAGCTCTAGTAATTTGGCATCCATCTCAAAATCCTGTAAAAACATCGGTTGATATTTATAAATAAAGGGAAGGTCCATTTTATCTAATTCGTAAATTATTATTTAAGTTTATGTATGTATGATATAATAATGTCTGATTCAAAGGGATACTACTCCAGATTAGGATTACAATCAGACGCAAAATTTGATGAAATTAAACGCGCATACCGAAGATTGTCGCTAGAGACGCACCCGGATAGGAACGGGAATAGCGAGGAGTCTAGTAACAAGTTCAAGGAAATAAACGAGGCATACGAGGTTTTGGGCGACGAACAAAAGCGAAAACAATATGATATGGGTGGTTTAGGTGGTTTGTTTGGTATGGATGAAAACGCCGCCAATATGAATCCTGAGGATATCCTTCGTGATTTATTCGGCGGCGGTTTATTTAATGGGATGCCTACACAGTTCGAGACGAACAACTCGCAAACACATTTTTTTCATATGGGCGGTGGAATGCCAAATATTAATATCAGAACCGCAATGCAGAAGCCTAAGCCAATATTGAAACATATCAAAATACCAATGGAGGCGGCTTATGCCGGATGTAATGTTCCTCTGGAGGTTGACCGATGGATTATGCACGGAAATATAAAGAGTCCGGAGACGGAAGTCCTTTATGTAAAGATACCGCCGGGTATTGACGAGAACGAAATAATTATTCTGCGCGAGAAGGGAAATGCTATCAGCGACGCCAATAAGGGAGATGTTAAAATATTTGTCAAGATTGAAAATAAAACCGATTATACGCGCAATGGTCTAGACCTAATATATTGTAAAACCATCACATTAAAGGAGGCGCTTTGTGGATTTGAGTTTACGTTGAAATATGTAGATGGACGAAACTTTCAAATAAATAATAATGAGGGAAACATAATAACTCCTGGTTACAGGAAGTTAATACCTAAAATGGGAATGAAGCGCGATGAAAATGTCGGCAACCTAGTAATAGATTTCACCGTCATATTTCCCGAATCGCTCACGCCCGAACAGGTAAAAAGTATTAAAGACAACTTATAGTAATTCAATTGTAATTGTTAAACAATGGACGTGTATAAAATTATAAAAGAATAATATAAATGGACAGGTTTAGTGCGAAAGGATTCGGTATTTCTAGTGGTATTTCAACGATGATGGGACTGTTAGTGGGGTTTTATGCGACAAACGCGAGCAAAATGGTAATATTGAGTGCGTTATTGTCTTTAATTATAAGCGACCCAATAAGCGACAGTTATGGCATATATATCTCCCTCGTGGGTAGCAATCCCGAACTTGCGAACAAATATTTTCTGGAAATTTTTATTTATAAATTATTAATTCAACTATGGTTTTTTTTGATAATGTTGCTCACCCCATTGAAACTAGGATTCATGCTATCTTTTATAACAGGGACGATGTTAATTATAGTTGATTATGTTACACGTTTTAAGGATACTGTCAGCGTAATTTCTGAACTAGTTAAAATGAGCGTCCTAATTTTCATAATATTTGTGGCTAATAATATATTAAAATTCTACAATGTTTTAATAGATAATTTCTGAACTAGTTAAAATGAGCGTCCTAATTTTCATAATATTTGTGGCTAATAATATATTAAAATTCTACAATGTTTTAATAGATAATTAGTTAACTATAATAAATCATATATATTTATCAAAACATATATATATATATGACTTCAATTAAGAACGGTTCGAGAAGCGAAACTAATGGGTGGATTAGAATTAATATAAGAGGCGGACCATATGATAGAGGATATGCGAATGGTTATCTGGTTTCTGCCGAAATAAAAGACGCTTTCAGAATTTTAGATTTCAGCCTTATGGACACATATGGTTTTAGTCGCGAATTCTTCTCCGAGGTAATTAGCGAATTATATGGCACTAAAATTAAAAACAATTACCCCGAATATTACGAGGAGATGCGCGGAATTAAGGAGGGCGCAAATGCGCGTGGCGCGAAGATATCTATGGATGACATTATAATGTGGAATTGTAATTACAGCATTCCATACATTGCCGACTATATACCGGGGCTCGTTGTTAATAACGAGAAGCTCAATAAAAAGTTCGGACATATGTTTGTGGGCGATAAAACTAGCGAGGTAAAGACGATTGACTATGGTATGAAGATGGATAAATGTACTGGGTTTATCGCGGTAGGTGATTTTACCAAGGATGGAAAAATTGTTTGTGCCCACAACACGTTTGATTTTTTTGTAGAAGCGCAATTCTGTAATATTGTCGTGGAGGTGAAGCCGACCAAGGGACATTCGTTCATAATGCAGTCGCCGCCTGGCCACATTGCGAGTGGCACCGATTATTTCGTAAATAGCAATGGATTAATCTGTACTGAGACGACGCTCGGTGGGTTCAATGTATTTGAGCTCAACGATCCAATCTGCTGCCGCATCCGTAATGTGGTTCAATATGCGAATTCGCTGGACGACTGTGTCGATATGCTGACAAAGAACAATGGTGGTGATTACGCGAACTCTTGGTTGTTCGGCGATACTAAGACGAATACAATTATGCGCGTGGAGTTAGGTCTCAAGTATGTAAAGGTCGAGAAGAAGAAAAACGGATACTTTGTTGGATTTAACGGAGCGACTGATGATAGAATCAGAAACATAGAGTGTAAAAATACCGGATTTGACGACATAAGACGTCATCAGGGAGCGAGACGGGTTCGCCTTACACAATTGATGAAGGAGCATAAGGGAAAGATTGATATCGATATTGGTCAGCGAATTCTAGCAGACCACTACGACGTTTATCTTAACCGTGTTAATCCTAGTTCGAGAACGTGCTGTAGTCATTATGAGATGGACAATCGCGAATACATGTCTCAGGCAGACCGACCGAAGCCGTTCCAGCCTCTTGGTGCGATTGACGGTATTGTAACCGACACAACTCTTGCTAAGAAAATGGGCTTTTCGGGACGGTGGGGCTCGTCGTGCGGTGCCGCGTTCATCGCGAAAGACTTTTTGAAGGCGCACCCCCAATGGGACCACCTAGAGCCGTATATGCCCGACAGGCTCTCACAGCCGTGGACAATATTCACTGGTAAGCGCGGAAAACAAAAGCGGAGTAGAAATAAGAGCGGCAAGATTGGCAATAACTCGACCAGACGCAAACGGTGAAGAGGATAGTTAGAGAGTTAAAATGCTATTTTTTCCCTTGTATTATATATAAATGAAAGGCGGTTTATATAAAAGGCAAATAATTATGTTTATCGTAATGGTTATTATTGGTATGCTGTTCAATCCTATGAACGTATTAGCATATAGGTTGTCGGACCTATACATATCACAAACGCTATTCTATGGTGGGTTATTAATGGCGTCGAATATGATATGGGGTCATGAGTTAGTTCATTACTTATCTATGGGACATATTAATATATTGGTTTTCTGTATTGGAATTGTTTTATCTATTTGTATATCGGCTTTATTGCGTCAGCAGCTATTGGTTGACGATACCCAATGGTTAAGAAGGATGATACCGCACCATTCTACGGCGTTGACCACTTCTCATAAAATATATAACAAAACAAATAATCCCGAATTAAAACAATTAGCGAAAGAAATAATAGAAACACAGGAAAAGGAAATCCGATTAATGAAATCAATGTTATAAATTCGGTTCGTATGTATTTAAATCGCTGCTTTAATTCTGTAAACGGTATAAATATGTCTACCGATATAATATAATGAATCGCCAGTTTAAGATGGTTATTGGTGTGGTAGTTATAATTATTGGAGTTGTGTGTAAAACATTATTTATGTAATAATAATTTAATATAATATAAATATAATTGTAATCATATTTAGTATATGACTACAATAAAGCGCATTAACGCGGATTTAAATGAGATGATAAAAACGCCACCAGCGAATTGTTCTGCTGGTCCGATGGCGGATAATATTCACGAATGGCAGGCAACGATAACTGGCCCCGAAGGAAGTCCATACCATAATGGCGTGTTTTATCTAAAGATTATATTTCCAATAGATTATCCATTTAAACCACCGAAGATTTCATTTTTAACCAAGATATATCACTGTAATGTTAGTAGCAATGGCTCCATTTGTCTAGACATACTAAAAGAACAGTGGAGTCCTGCGCTCTCGATAAGCACTGTATTGCTGAGCATATGTTCGTTAATGACCGACCCTAATCCAGAGGATCCGCTGGTGTGTAGCATTGCCGATTTATTAAAACACAATAAAAATAAACACGATGAAACAGCACGCGCGCTTACTTTAAAATATGCCACCGACAATTTAACTAATTCTTTTAGTGGGGATGGTGCTGTCCACAATGTATAGCGAATTTTCCGTTACGATAATGTATTCGGTCTCAACTTTGAAAATCTTAGAAATAGGCGAAGTGTACTCGTCCTCGCTCTTCACAAGAAGCTTCTCTCCATCCTCCTTAACACCAATGAGGACGTTTTTGTCGTGCGAGTTAGTCCAGTAGTCCATCATAATAGGTCTGTCTTCGACGATAGCGATTTTAACGGCGTGCTGAAGGCACTGATTGCTCGGCGCAGAGTAATTTGTCTCAGAAGTCATTTATATAGGTATTTTATTTTAACGCTTTAAATACTTATATAAACAAAAATATGTAATTGGAGGTATATCAAGACAATCCATTATTTGGGTCCCTTACTATTTCTTAATTAGTATAGTTTTCTTCCGACTTGTTTTTTTGACAATAGGTTTGCTAGTTAGCACTCCGTCCACATTTGGAATGTGAATCTCGTTAAACTCGGTTTCTAGCATAGTTCTTACGAACAAGTAGATTTTATGAAGAATATCCTCGGTGCATTTACCTACGATTAATACGCTGCCTGTCCTAAATATCATGAACGATACTTTTTTGAATTCGTTTGCGATTGGTTTTTTACCAGTTTGAATCGTAATAGTTGAATCATAATAAAACTCGCACTGAATACCAGGATACGAGCAGGGGTCGTATGAACTATTAATGTTATATTTAGATTTAATGATATCAAATAGTCGTTCACGGTCAATAAAATATCCACATTTGAAATTAGAATTTATTAAAACGGTTTCGGTCTTCTTATTGTCGTATGTAAGCTGCGTAGAAAGGTATGGTTTGATGGTATTGATTAAAATATCTAGCGTTTTAATTAGCAAGTCATCATTCTGAATACCGGGAATTTCTAGTTTTCCAGTGTTAAATATTTTAACATGAATCTCTTTGAATGTATTATTATACTTTACCCGAATTATCAAGACGAAACAGTTATAAAACGCCCCCTTCTTTTTACATCGGTAGCTAATAATGTCTTTTTTTGACAATCCTACGCTGATTTTTCTCACGTCCTTATATTTAATCCGCCCGTCCTCATTAACAATCCGCTGAATAATATGCTCTTCAACGTATGTATGTCTCGTTCTTTCATTGGCGATTTTTTTCTGAAGCGTGTTGAAATCTGTCTCCGAATGCGAATTTAGTTTCATCTGTTTTTTAATGATTCCCTCCACAGGGACGTGATAATCATTTACGGGAATCTCCCAGAAAACGTTGTTAATATCGATACATTGAGATAGGTAGGAGATTTTTGTTTTCGTAGAGATGTATAGGTCGGAGCATTTCGGAGCATTTTGCGGTGTGGTGGTATCCATATCTTTTTGCGTAACGTCATACGTTCCGTCACAAAAATCACTCCATGCTGCGTTAATGTCCATCATTCTATTATAGTTGTTTATATATTCTTTAAGTATATCTAATTCAATTATTTAGTATATTCCTAAAATCCCATTTAGAGAACTATGAAGACGTTATACTCATTCTGATAATATTTCGCGCATTCTACAAATGAAGTATGTGATTAAGTAGCGATTGTCATTGCTAGATATGTGTATGATGAACTCCATACATTTTAGCAGTTCTGCGTTAATATACTTAATCTCGTATCTGATAATATAGTTCAAGTAGTCTTTGATAAGATTCTTTTCGTCTATATTATAGGTTCCAATTATACCGTCTATATATGTGGTAATATTGTTGGTGTTTGACTCTGGATTCAAAAACATTTTCGTTAATTCTCTCCATATCTTATTATCAATAACGTTTTGAGATATTTTTATGTTGTGATTTGACTGCATATAATTTATCATACTTCTAATATCGGATTTGTATAGTTGTTGAATTGAAATCAGCATATTATCGCTGAAATTAAGGTTCTCTCGGTCGTTTATATTTTTCAGGAATTTAATGATGTCTTTTTGTGGAAGTTGATTAAACCGAAGTCTCATAAACTCGTTCTGTAGGGATTCGTCAATTCTTGTTATATAATTACATATGAGACAAAAACGAACATTGTTATTAATGCTTCTTAGAAGATATTTTAATGCCTGTTGAGCATTTTTAGTCATATAATCGACCTCGTCTAATATGACAAGTTTAGTTCCGGATACGAAGAGATTTTTGGAGTTGACGAATTGATTGATTTGATTGCGAATAATATCAATACCGCGTTCATCTGATGCGTTAAGATGAATAGTTAGACTTTTGTTGTTTTGATTCTGTTTGCTGTGGAATTTGTTTACAAGATTTATAATGGTCGTGGTTTTTCCGGTTCCTGGTGGCCCATACAATAGCAGATTTGGAAAACTATTAGAGTTAAGAATATTATGTAGAATGTTTTTATTAATATCATCGAGAACTATATCGTCAAAATTGGTAGGTCTATATTTTTCGACCCATGGTTTTTGGGAATCATTCATATTATACAATAATTATCATGTATTTAATATAAAAATGAAATAGAAATATAATGCGTGGAAAAATACATATGAACGACTGTGGATATCTAGAAATGTTTGTTGGTCCTATGTGGTCGGGAAAGACAAGCGAACTATTAAAAATACACAAACGATATACTTTTTGTGAAGCACCAATAGTTTCAATAAATTATATAAGTGATACGAGATACGGGGAAAATATTATATCTTCACACGACAATATAGCGATTCCTTGTAAATCTGTTAAATTTCTGAGTGAATTTTCGGATATTCAATACGGGTGCTCGTCACCAGAGTTCGCGCAGGCGTCTATCATTTTGATAAACGAAGCCCAGTTTTTCGAGGATATTGTTGGTTGGGTGAGGTGTGCTGTGGAGAGATTCCATAAAAAAATATATCTTTGTGGCTTGGATGGAGATTATAAACGCGAAAAATTCGGGGATCTTCTGGAGCTGATTCCATTTTGTGATAAAATAACGAAACTACACTCCATTTGTGGTGTATGTAAAAGTAAAGATGCTATATTTACGAACCGCGTGGGTTCCGAGCTGGAACAAGAGCTCATTGGAACTATGGAATATATACCGGTATGTAGAAGTTGCTACCAAAATTCATAATTGATTTATAACAATTATTAAAAGTATTTAAATTAAAATAACTAGGATATGAATATGACTATTAAAACTGATGAAGTAAAGGTTCCGAAGAAGCGTGGTAGAAAACCGAAGGGTGGTAAAGTTATCCAGAAGCCTGAAAACCCCACAGACGTCATTGTTCCTGAGCCAAATATTATTTTACATTTAAAATGTGGAGAAAAGGATCTTCAAACTAAAAATGTCGGAAAGGAAAACGTTGATTCATTTCAATTCGATACTAACCCAGACCTACCATATCATGTTATTAACAATAAAAAGAAGAAGGCGCTTGTTAATGAGGACGGCGACGAACAAAAGAATATCTGGAAAAAACTAAATGAGCTCGCCGTGAATCTCCATACCAACAATATATCGGATAAGCGGTCGGCTTGTTTTTGGTGCACGTGCGATTTCGACAACCCACCTATCTATATTCCAAAATACGAATTGAATAATACGTACCATTGTTATGGGTGTTTTTGTAGCCCAGAATGTTCAGTCTCTTATTTGTTCAATGAACATATTGATGTCTCAACGCGCGTAGAGAGATATAGTTTGTTAAACCATCTGTATTGTAAAATATACGATTACAACAAAAATATTAAACCGGCACCGAACCCACATTATTTGTTAGACAAGTTTTATGGTAATCTTACCATTCAAGAATACAGAAAATTGCTAAAAAATGAGCGTCTTCTACTCATCGTAGATAAACCGTTGACCCGAATCCTACCCGAATTACACGAAGACAATGACGATTTTCTTCTGAACCAACAGTCCATCCCCTCATCTACAAAATTTACGCTGCGTAAAAGTAAGCCACCTACGAAGAAGGAGATATTGACCGAAAATTTCAATATTAAGTCGTGATTCAATAAATTATAACTAAACAATTTATTGAATATTTATTTACTCTTCTTCTTCTTCAATATGCGCATTTACCTTACTTACCATATTTTCCTTAGCTGTCTCCTTTCTGCGCATATATTCTGCGCGCAATAGAGCTCTGGCCTCCTCTTGCTCTTTATTTCTTCTGTAGTTCCACGAGGCGTTGTCCATCATTCCGCGTATCTCTCCATAAATTTGTTGGTTTGCGCTTGTCACAACTTTTTCATTCCTATTTTCTTTTGGTTTTTGGTCGGGGTTCATAAATTCTCGAACAACCGCCATGACATCGTAGTTATGGTTTACTAATTCTGTCTCAGCCTTTTCCTCACTATAATCTGTCTGTCTCATTACCACATTTCGCATATTTATTTTATGATGAACAGGAATGTCATTTGGAGCGGGCTTATTAGCTTGAGCCATATACTTTAGAATATATAATTATTTAAATGATATTAAACGAATATTATATCTTAATATAGATGGACAGTGATTTGAGTATTGATGCGATTGTTACTGCGCTTCATTTGAGTCTTGAAGAAACACTTAAAGTATCGCTAGGACCTTTTGTTGATAAATTCAACTCGTCTCGCGAACAATTTAATGTTGTTTCTGATTTATTGAAGCAACTTCCCGAATACAAGGAAATTATTAAGCATAATGATATGCTTATGAAAGAGAACCGAGTTCTTAAACAGTATATTCAAAAGCACTGTAGAGATAATAACCGTATTAAACTAAAAATTAACGAGATTGATAACACAAGCGACGATGAAGAGTCAATGTATTCGCTAGATAATCACACCGGAGATAACATTACGGATATTGCGTCTGTGGAGGAGGCGGTTGTAGAGGAAGAAGAAGAGGAAGAAGAGGTTGTAGAAGAGGCGGTTGTAGAAGAGGTTGTAGAAGAGGCGGTTGTAGAAGAGGAGGAAGAGGCGGTTGTAGAAGAGGAAGTCGAAGAGGAAGAAGTCGATGTAGAGGAGGAGGAGGAAGAGGAAGAGGAGGAAGAGGAGGAAGAGGAGGAAGAGGAAGAGGAAGAGGAGGAGGAAGAGGAAGAGGAAGAGCTCGATGTTGAGAAGGAAGAGGATGCGGTAGAAGACGTGGTCATAGATGAAGACGATGAAATTAGCAATAACGACGTATCGCAGGCACCGAGGTCGGTTGTTAACAAGGAAGAGGAAGAGGAAGAGGAAGAGGAAGAGGAAGAGGAAGAGGAAGAGGAAGGTGAATTGTTTGAGATTGAAATCGATGGGAAAGATTATTTCACGGATGATGATGATAATGGAAATATCTACGGAAAAATAAGCGAAGATGAACCAACAGATGACGCCATCGGTGTATTTAAGGACGGAGTCCCTTCATTTTTTTAATATGAATAAAATATACATTAATATTATATGATTCTTGATAAATTATGCACACCCGCTATTTTATATATAGGCTTCACGTTAACACATATAGTTGTCGATATATTTCATAAGTTATACAACACGGCCATATTAAAATTTTTATTAATGATAATATTCACAACCATGTTGGATTTATTATGTAAATCTGGTTTAACGATACTATCGTGGATTATTGTATTTATGCCATTTATATTACTAACAACAATAACTGTATTACTGCTATTTACACTTGGTCTTTCGCCAGATTATGGATTTTTAAAATATAAATTTGCCAATAATGACGAAACTGTTTCGGACAACGTAATCGCAGAGGATGTTACCGTGAACGAGTCTTCGCCGAGCAATTTGACAACGAATGTAACTGTTGAGAATATGTATAATATGTAATTCATTTAAATAATAATTAAGAGTAAAATTATGAATTATTCTCTTAATTTTGTCGCTTTTATATTGTTCTGGATTAATTGTTTGAACAAGGAAACCCAGAACATTGTCATGTCTAAGATTGCGTGGTTATCGAAAAAAGATCCCCGAATTGCGAGTTTATTTCAGTATATATTCTGGTGGGTTATGAAAACTACCACGGTCGCAAGGAAAAAATATGAACTCATATCCAACAATATAAACGACCACATTATAGAGCCGTTATGTTTGTTTTGGTTCGAGGAACAAGAAACACAGGACGTGTTATTTATTAAAGATGGTAAAATAGTTGATAGAGAGGTGTTTATGTATGTCAAAAATAGTAAATCCAAATCGGATATGATTCTCTATGAGTGGACAATGCCACAGGAGAGCAAGTATGATAATTCAATTATGAGGTTCAATACTATTTCGGAAGTTTCGGATAAATTCAAGATGAGCAAGGTTAGCTTTCTCGCCGTAGAACTCCTTGTTAAAATGGATAAGGATAATGAATGTAAATATTCTATTGATTTCAAAAAGGATAATTACTATATTGATAATAATATTCTATTCGACCAAATTTTTATTAAATATTGGTGTAGAGAAAAGCTAGCCATTAAATTAGACGTAGCCGACTATTATGAAGTTAGTTTTTTTGACAACAATATGACGCATCACACAATTAAGCCCAACCAATACATTTTAATCGGAACAGACGATTTTGACGTTGTGGATTTATAATTTAACTTTTTGTTTAAATGATATGTAAATGATATAAAAAATATATTTCCATATCATATATAATGGAGAAATCCATGGTATGTACTGTGGACGCTTCTGTCAATAATGATACTTCAACTTTTCATAAACTAAAGGATAGTTGGACATTATGGGCACATCTTCCACATGATACCGAATGGAATCTTAATAGTTATAAGGAAATAATGTCATTTAACACTATAGAAGAGGCTCTAACTTTATATGAAACCCTTCCCGATAAGATGATAAAAAATTGTATGTTATTTTTAATGAGAAAGGGAATAACACCCATATGGGAGGACGAAAAAAATAGAAAAGGGGGGTGTTTTTCATATAAAATACCAAATCGCCTCATTGTAAACACCTGGAAACAATCGTCATATGCTTTAATAGGCGAAACGTTTACGGACGACGCCGGGCTGCGACGCGACATCAATGGAATGACAATTTCTCCAAAGAAGAACTTTTGTATTATTAAAATATGGATTGCGAGTTGTAACAATCAAAATCCAGATAAAATCAACAGTGTGGCGGGTATTAATTCGCAGGGCTGTTTATTCAAAAAACATATTCCAGAATATTAATAATCTATAAAATTATTATTAATAGTCTAATTTTTAAGAGGGGAGAGGTGCGAGACATAATTTAATCTCTCCAAGCGACGCCACATTATACTTAACGACCAATGGAAGGTCGTTTTCCAAATATATTTCTATAGAGCTACATAAGTTTGTGCACTTGATAAAGTAGCTCAGATTTTTCAAGGAGAACTCGCCCTGTATAATTTTGCTGTTATCCTGTTTGATGATATACTCCATACTGCCGTCCGATTCGGCTCTTCGCACTTCTGCTTGAGCGAACCCACCACTACATTTGAATATCAACTCGGCCCCCTCTGCGGTGGCTACTGACTTAATCTCAATCTTATCGGATATACACGATAAATCTCTAATTATCTTCTGAAAATCAGAGGAGGGGAGATTTAATACGGATGAGAACTTGACGTCAGGAACCTCCAATTCGTCAGTTTCGGGCTCAATTAGTCGCAGTTTCTGTATCTTTTGTTGTTTAATATCACCGTTTTCGAATTTCAGACCTAAAAACTGAACGATTCCGTCGGTATAGTCATCCTCCTCGATATAAATAGTAAGAGTGTCATCATTATCAATAGTGTTGATAAGCTTGAAAAGATGGAACATATTGACACCGATTACGATTTTAGGCTGAGAGCACTCATAGTGTTCAAAATTTTTAGCTTGTAATGATAAATGCGCGAGGATAGTATGCGATTTATCCATGTTTATAATTTTAATTCCTTCGGGTGTGAATGAAATGTTAGTCTCCAATAAAATATCCTTAAGCGCGGTCATCAGTGTTCTGAATGGTGCTATCTGTACTGTTTGTATCTGTAATATATTCTTACTGGTGCCTATTTGTTCTGGAGATAAAGAGGACATATAACTATTTATGTTTATAAAGCCTTTAAATACTTATGAATAATAGAAAATTAAACGCATAAAGTATAAAATTAAAAAGTATAAAATTAAAAAGTATAAAATTAAAAAGTATAAAATTAAAAAGTATAAAATTAAAAAGTATAAAATTAAAAAGTATAAAATTAAAAAGTATAAAATTAAAAAGTATAAAATTAAAAAGTATAAAATTAAAAAGTATAAAATTAAAAAGTATAAAATTAAAAAGTATAAAATAATACCGACAGGTATGTTAAATGGAAACTATGCACAAGACAATAGATGCCTTGTTTGATAAATATTCAGAAAATGAATATGTAATGGGTCGCCTAGAGAATTATGTGGTAGTTATGCTACCCAACCTTCTTGAAAATGCTGATAAAAACAATAATGAACGACACAAACGCAAGCACGACTTATCCTGTAACAGCACCGATTATATTAATAAATTTATGCTAACAAATAAGTATTATTATTGTTGCCAGAATGAGCTATTTATCTTATATGATGGTAAACACTTCATCTCTTGTAGCGAGGATGATATTCAATATAAAATCCTATCTGAGATAACGAACGACCGAGACTTGGTTCCGTGGAAGCACAAAATCAAAATCGGAATAATTAAGCTGATTAAAGAGCGAAGTCCATTGAATGCGATACCGGAGTCAGCAACCATTCAGTTCGTTATTAATCTTTTTTTCCCTACTATATTTGCCTCACGCAACCATGTTAAATATTTTCTAACTGTTATAGGAGATATATTGGGTGGTAAAACCACAAATATCTACATTGCGTCTGCTTGTCTTAAAAAAATAATAAATGAACTCCATCAACAGAATAACACCTATTTCGAGAATGTTAATTTAACACATAATATCAAATATAAATACCATTTATATGACTTTAATAAATGCCGATTGTTGTATATTAATAAACAAATTAACCATTTTGATATTCCGTTAGACTTCTCAAAATACGTGGTTGACATATTATGTGTCGCAGCACACTATTCATCGCGATACACCTCTTCAGACCTCTTTCTAAATCAGTGTAATGAGAAAATGATAGTAGATCATTGCTTATTCTTAAAACAAAACCCCGTAGATACGATAGTGGACAACTTCATTGATAAATACATAGAATGTTGTAATAAGAGCAGAATAACAAATAAAAATATGCTATTCGTCTGGAAAAAATATCTTAACGAACAAAATTTGCCCAATATATTATTACACGATACACTATTAGATACACTTAAGAAACGAATAGAATTTAATGAAGAGGGCGAATATTTTGTAGGGGTTACGAGCATCATACTCCCAGTTGTTGCGGAGTTCATTAACTTTTGGGACTGTAATATTAGCGAAAATATTAACACCGAATACGAGATTGATGAAATATCGGTATTATTTAAAAAATGGACATCTAAAAAATTCAATGATATAGAAGACGCCTTAATTCTGGAGCTAATTCGTCATCTATATGTAAATATTGATGGAAATATTCATATAGATGAGGATAAATATATTGTAAATATTAAATGCGACTTGTGGGATAAATCGCAGGAAGTAATTGACTCACTAACATTCTTCAAAGACGAATATAGTCAGGAGATTACGGAAGAGACGAGCTATAATATTAAATCGTTGTCGGATGCATACGCGTTTTATGTGTTATACAAAAAGGGAGGATTGATAATAAGTAAGCGGTATTTTGATAAAGTTGCTAAAGATACAATTAAGAACTATATAGATTCTGATGATTTAATAAAAAATAGCTGGTTTATTTAACGTTTTTTAGTCTTGTTGCTTTTGCGCTTGCGCGTTTTACCATCCTTTTTGATGTAGCCAAACGACCCCTTCTTGGTGAAGTAGCCGTGCTTCTCTAATCGTTTTTCGTTTTTGGCCGTCTTGTGTTTCTTGAGCGATACAATACGTCCATTCTTGTTCATTAGGAGGTCCTTCTTCTGAAGACCACCGGCGGTCTTGAACGCGGTGCCATGAAAGACGGAGGCGCGCGACCCGATGTATTGGCTGAACTTTTTCCCCTGAACAACGTATACTCCGTCCGAGTTCTTTGTTATTTTTTTAACCATTATATAATTTTGTAAGAAAATATTTTATATTAAATAAGATATTAGCTATTGTAATTAAAATTTATTGCGCGGTGGGGCTCCGTATCCGCTTGGAGCACCAGATGCGCTACCATATTCATTTACTTCTCTAGCCACGTTAATCGTTTTTTTGCGCGAATTGCGCACGATGTTTACATACATTGATACTTGCGTCTCCGTCCATACGGTTTTTTTTGGAGGCAATACTTTGACTGGGCAGGTCCCGTCGCTACACTTCTTTTCGTTAATACGCGCTGGAATATACGAGGAATACGACATATATATTGTTAATTTTAAAATTGAAAGAGTATAGAGATATTTTAATTTCTATAAACACCATGAACTCGTCGGCAAGTTTAGCTAAAACATACCAGAAGAAAACCGATAAGCAGCATGTATTGGACAACCCTGATACGTATACTGGCTCTATGACCAAGACGGAATATGACACCTACGTCTTTGATGCCGATACGAACACTATCAAGCCTAAACAAATTAACATTATTCCAGGACTATACAAGCTATTCGATGAAGGAATTGTTAACAGTCGCGATCATTATGTTCGGATGTGTCAGTCGATGGCGGACTGTAAGGCAAATACCATTCCCGTTACCTATATTAGCGTGTCTATTAGTGACGATGGTGTTATTACTATTCGCAACGACGGTAATGGTATCGACGTGGCAAAACACCCCGAACACAATCTGTGGATTCCCGAGATGATTTTCGGACACCTTCGGACGTCAACCAACTACGACAAAAGCGAGCAGAAGATTGTCGGGGGTAAGAATGGGTTCGGGTTCAAACTGGTTCTCATTTGGTCGGAGTGGGGAACAATCGAAACCGTCGATCACGTTCGTGGAAAAAAATACAAACAAACCTTCAAGGATAATCTAAATATTATTGAGACACCTACGATTACTTCGTGTAAGGTGAAACCGTATACGGAGGTTGTATTCAAGCCCGATTACAAACGCCTTGGCATTGACGGATTGTCAAAGGATATGCTCGAGCTTTTCAAGCGGCGCGTATATGATATTACTGCGGTGACTGATAAGAAAATCAAGGTGAAATACAACGGCGAACCGATTCCCACCAACAACTTCCAACAGTATGTTGACCTTTATATTGGTAAGGCGGGCGAGACGAAGCGAATCTATGAGTGTGCGAACGAGCGCTGGGAATACGCAGTATGTATGGCACCCAGTGAGGAGTTTACACAGGTTTCCTTTGTAAATGGGATTTTCACGGGTAAGGGTGGCAAGCACGTTGATTATTTGCTAAATCAGCTCGTGCGCAAGTTGACCGCGTATATCAAGAAGAAGAAGAAGGTAGACGTGAAGTCGAGCACCATCAAAGAGCAGATTATGTTATTCGTCCGGTGCGACATTAATAATCCGTGTTTTGATAGCCAGACAAAGGATTATATGAATACTCCGTCCAGCAGCTTTGGTTCCTCGTGCGATATTAGCGATAAGTTCGTCGATAAGGTTGCGAAGATGGGCGTTATGGACAATGCGTGTGCTCTTACAGAGGTTAAGGAGAATAAAGCCGCGAAGAAAACCGACGGGTGTAAGACCAAAAGTATTCGCGGAATTCCGAAGTTGATTGACGCGAATCACGCCGGAACGGCCAAGAGCAACGATTGTACGATTATATTCTGCGAGGGTGATTCGGCAAAGGCCGGAATCGTCTCTGGGCTGAGCACGGAGGACCGTAACACAATCGGTGTATATCCTATGCGAGGTAAGCTGTTTAACGTCCGCGGCGAGACACAAAAGCGTATCTTAGACAATAAGGAAATACATGAAATCAAGCAGATTCTCGGTATTGAGACCGGAAAGGAGTATACGCTAGAGACCGTGAAAAGCCGTTTGCGCTACGGCAAATTGCTATTTATGACGGACCAGGACCTGGACGGGAGTCATATTAAGGGTCTTGGTATTAATCTGTTTGATTCGGAGTGGGCGTCGCTTCTTGACATTAAGGGGTTCATCGGATTTATGAATACCCCAATTCTTAAGGCAAAGAAGGGTCTGAATGAACTGAAGTTTTACAACGACGGTGAGTGGGCTAATTGGTGTAGCAACAACGATTCAAAGGGGTGGAAGGTAAAGTATTACAAGGGATTGGGCACTTCTACTAGCAAGGAGTTTAAGCAGTATTTCGCCGAGAAGAAAATCGTTAATTTTGTGAAAACTGGCGATGAATGTATCAATTCAATAGATATGGTATTTAATAAACAGCGCGCAGATGACCGAAAGACGTGGCTAGAGAATTACGACCGCGAGTTGTATTTGGATACGAACAAGGAGGATATTACGTATTTGGAGTTTATTCAGCGCGAGATGATTCACTTCTCCAAATATGACTGTGACCGGTCAATTCCCAACATCGTCGACGGACTTAAAACCAGTCTCAGGAAGATTCTATATACGGCATTCAAGCGTCGTCTCACGTCAGAGATTAAGGTCGCTCAATTCAGCGGTTCGGTATCTGAAATTAGCTGTTATCACCATGGCGAAAGCAGTCTCAACGGAGCGATTGTTGGTATGGCGCAGAATTTCGTTGGTTCAAACAACATAAATCTACTATCGCCAAATGGACAGTTCGGGACGAGGCTTCAGGGTGGTAGCGACTCGGCGTCGGAGAGGTATATCCACACGAATCTCTGTAAGATAACGCGTCTTATATTTCCCGAAGCGGATGATGCCGTCCTCAAGTATCTAGACGACGATGGTACTCCAGTGGAGCCGATTTATTATGCGCCGATTATTCCGATGGTTCTTGTCAATGGCAGCAAGGGAATTGGAACCGGATTTAGCACGGATATTATGTGCTACAACCCTGTGGACATTATTTCGTATATCAGAGGGTCGCTTAACAATACCGATAAACCCATTCTTAAACCATACTACGAGGGGTTTAACGGGACTATTAGTCAAATCAGCGATGCGAAATGGCTTATTAAGGGGTGTTATGAGGTGGTGAGCAACAAGGAGGTTCGTGTTACGGAGCTTCCTGTTGGGTCGTGGACCGACGATTATAAAAAATACATCGAGGACCTTATTGATGGAGGTGGAGGAGATGCAAAGAAGAAGACCAAGAAGGAGATTTATGTTAAGGACTACACCGATATGAGCACCGATGTAAGCGTTGACATTACCATTGTATTCGCTGCGGGCAAAATCGCAGAACTTCGCGATAAATCTCTGGATAATGGATGTAATGCGCTTGAGAAATTGCTGAAATTGTATACGACGAGGACGACTACAAATATGCACATGTTCGACGAGAATGAGAAGCTTCGCAAGTATGAAACGGCGAGTGAAATCGCGGACCATTACATTGGCGTGCGGCTGAATAAATACGTGGAGCGCAAGAAATACCAGCTTGAAAATCTGGAGAAGGAGGCTAAACTAATATCAAACAAGGCGCGTTTTATTAGCGAGATTCTCAAAGACACAATCGACTTGAGGCGCAAGACGAAGGAAACTGTCGTCGCACTGCTAACAAAGCACGAATATGATACTATGGAGGACGATGCCGATTACAAGTATCTGGTTAAAATGCCGATGGACAGTGTTACCGAGGAGAATTATGATAGGCTGATTAAGGAACAGGCTGCTAAGCTATGCGAACTCAAAACACTAACAGGTAAAACGGAGAGTACGATCTGGGGTGAGGAGTTAGATAAGTTGGAGGAAGGATACAACTTATTTAAGAAGAGTAAAGAGAAGGCTGTTGTCAAACTAAAGCTTAAGAAAAAGAAATAGATTAGAACCACTGATGTTGTCTTAGCTGTTTGTTCTTCGTCGTCATTATAGGATTGCTCATTGGTGTGGCGATATTGGTAATATCGCGTTTATATTTCATATAACTCTCTGCCGAGTTGTAGACCTGTGGAACTGCGTATTGTAATACTAGTAAATTTAATTTTTTAATCATAGCAGCATTATTGCCTTGGTCCCTCGAGTTCTCTACAAATATACTGTTCATTATCATCTTTAATTGGTCAGTATTCTGTCTACCTACGTTTAACTGGTTGTTAGACGCGCGACGAACGCCATTTTGAATTTCAACCTGAAGCGCCTCGATATTTGATTCGCTGAAGAAATCACCGTGCAATGTGTTCGTATTGTTGTAAGTCTCCTTGGTGAGCGCATCTCTAAAGGAGACCGTATGGTCAATGGGGATTCTGTCGCTCAAGGTAAATACCGCGGTTTTATTTGGCCCGGTAATATTAATATTGTTTTTTTGGTAGTTCATTATAATACTTTAACAGAAAAAATTATATACTATTATTTTATATAATGTTTTATTCTATGAATTTTCAGTCAATCGTAATGATGGTTGCCACTATATTATTAATATTATCATTAACATTAATAGGTATATCATTATCCAATTTAAATAGCGAGGTTAAATATCCTCCATTAATTTCAGACTGTCCCGATTACTGGACCGTAGAGAAGACTGTTAATAGTAATGGAAATACCGATTTCAAATGCATTAATGCGAAGAGTCTCGGGACAAATGGTAATAATTGTAAAGAATATGATAATTCCCTATCGATTTACAAGGGTACTGGTGGGCTATGTCAGAAGAAAAAGTGGGCAAACGAGTGTAATATTACATGGGATGGTGTCACAAACAATCCGGATTCTGATAAAGATTGTTGGTGAATTATATATTTATACAATTAATATTAATAGTATTAATATATGTTACATTATGAATGCTTACCGGAAGATATACTACATAACATATATTTATATATCCCCTACAGAGAAAGAGCGCTTGTAAGTAGAGAGAATTACTCTATTCACCATACAATGTTCTATGAATACGATACATACCGAACTGGCGATAGCTATGTAAGATTTCTAATACGTAACGATTTATCTATTCCATTTGAAAAGGTTTATCGTAGTAACTATAATAGATGGTTAAAACGAAAAAAATACCTCTATAAAAATGTGATTTACAAGAACTATATTGAGTTTATCAAGTTCTATATGATTGAAAATACTTCTGGGAAATGTATGACGTTTATTCACGAACATTCGTTCCCCAAAAAACAACATAAAAGAAGTTTCTTACCTAATTTAAATAGTAAATGGACACTTTAGATTTCAATAAGATACTTGACCGAGAAATATTGGCAGAAAAAATACGCGCCACGCTGGTCGACTTTGAGAAAAACAAGCACGACTTAACTAGGAAGCGAGGAATGTATATTTATGGTTCGCCTGGTTGTGGTAAAACAACGTTTGTTAAAAACCTTATAAAAAGTATGGACTATGATATCGTATTATATGATGCTGGCGATATTCGCAATAAAATGGTAATAGATAACATTACAAAGAATAATATGTCAGATCGAAATGTAATTAGTCTTTTTAATAAAAAAACAAAACAGATAGCGATTATTATGGACGAGATAGATGGAATGAATAATGGGGATAAGGGTGGAATTAATTCACTTATTAAACAGATACGTCCAAAAAAAACGAAAAAACAAAAGGAAGAAGAGTCTACAAACACGCCTATTATATGTATTAGCAACTATCATGTCGATAAAAAGATAAAAGAGCTCATGAAGGTTTGTAATGTATTCGAATTATCTCCACCAACAGACAAACAAATTAATTCCATCATTAACTCTTGTATGCCGAATATCGACGAAACGCTAAATATTAATATAAAGGAGTTCATTAAAAGCGATTTGAGAAAACTGAGGACGCTATACGACATCTACGTAAATCATCAGAGCATTCTTAAAAACGAGATAATTAAAAACATACTGAAGCCCAAATCGTATAACGAAGATACAAAAACAATAACTAAGAAGTTAATTAACAATGCGTATTCACTCAACGAACATCAGCTGGTAATGAACGAAACAGACAGAACAATAGTTGGGTTACTTTGGCACGAGAACATTGTGGATATGTTGGCGTCAATTCCGAAGGAGACAGCATTTCCGCTATACGAGAGATTTCTAGATAATATATGCTTCGCGGATTATATAGACAGAATAACATTTCAAAAACAGATATGGCAGTTCAATGAGATGAGTTCCTTGGTGAAAACATTTGAAAACAACAGAATATATCGTAAACACGCCGTGATCAACTTTGAACCCGAGGAGGTAAGATTTACCAAAGTATTAACTAAATATAGTACAGAATACAATAACTCGATATTTATCCAAGAAATATGTCAATCTCTTGGTATGGACATTAAAGATGTATTCGCATTTTTCATACAACTTAAGCATAATAACACAGACGATGATATATATAATATATTGGAACCATATGAAATCAACAAATTAGATATGAAACGAGTATATAAATATTTGGACAATTATACAAATATTAATACTTGAATTTAGTTATGGCTGTGGTCAGTTTATCTGATTAATCTGTGCCATCAATTTTTTTTCGTCGTGTTCTATTATATTGAGACTAATATTATCACGTCTAGTATGGTGTAGCAGTGATTGACTTTTTAGATTACCTATTATTTCGTCGCGTTGTTTTATCTCTCCGACAAGAGAGTTGATGTTTGTCTGTTGGTCTCGCAATAATTTAATAATATCGTCATTTGACAATTCCTTTGAGGTGCCATCCTTATTTTGAATGACTATTTTTCCGCCCATCTTGGCGGCCAACTCTTGGAATCGGTTCTCGGCGTCTTTTCGCCGCCGCTCCTCAATCTCTATAATCTGTGTCAAAACATCTGGCTTCATCGTAGGTCGTCCGGGTTCGTAATCTTTTAGTAATATGTCAATTTCGTTCATATAAAAATTGCGCATTTCATCATCCTTTATAAATTCTTTAACCTCTTTGTCGGTCTGTTTGACAAGGTCGGGGTGTGGATTCTCTAGCAATTTGCGCTTGTCAAATGTATTGTGTTCGTGTGAAAACACTAATATAGTTTTGTATGGGTCCAATTGGACAAACGGAACAGTGTAATTTTTCAAGAACTGCTTTTCTTCGGCGATGGCTGCTTTATCGTCATAGCTGCTCGTCTCTAAGAGTTTTCGTTTGAATGCGAATGTCCCCGCAGTCGCGTGATTAGGTCCATATGGTCCGAATTTGTAGACACTGCTATTATGTTTGAAATAGATGAATATCTCGCTGCTTCCACTACATAGTGCGTCGGGATGCGACAGTAACGTTTCCACTGCGTGCGAAACACGTTCAACGGGGTAGTAATCATCATCGTCCATGTAAACTAGTATTTCGCCCTTTGATTTCTTATGCATTAAGTTTCTCTTCTCTCCCAACGACATTTTTGTCGAATAATCAAAGTATTTAACGTATGGTAGATGTGATACGAGGTCCTTTATCTTATCAGTTCCGTCATCAATAATAATCCATTCCATTTTCTCCTTTGGATAGTCCTGGTTTTCTATACACTTAATAATATATGGAATAAATGGCCTTCTATTGAATGTAGGTGTACAAATACTGACGAACGGTTTTTCGACAGGGTTCATTGCTATTATATAATTTGTTCTTTTATATAATAATTACCGTTTAATAATATCAATAAAATTACTGATTTTTAGAACCGTGTATAGCATTATACACACCTCGTCTAAATTTATTCATCTGTACTAATATGTAACCAACAACAATCATTGTCATTCCAGACAATATTGCGTTGTTAAGATATTGTTTCGCAAAGACGAATATAAAAAACCCATATAGAATACCCAACGAATCTTTAATATCGTGCATAGCCTCCATAGCACCCATAAAATTAAATAAGACCGGGCCAAATGGTGGTACAAACGTTAGAATGAACTGAATCGTCATGGCTATTGCCACAAATGACCCTACCAAAGATAATATGGCCATGTCAACTACCGAGAAAAGTGCGTGCCATACCATTCCAAGCTTATAAACCCATTCCCATCTTATTTGGAGTATACTCATTAAATAGAATGATGCCACGATTATTCCAACAAATCCACCCGCCACGATTTTAACATCACTATTAACCAACGACATTAATAATCCTGGACCAAAAATGAAAACACCCAAAATAAGTAACGATATTAACAGTTTTATCCCCCCCGTACAATAGTGCATTCCTTTAAAAATATACTGTAGTATGGCTCTCCAAAAAATATAGGTAGCTGCGATAGTTCTTATTATCCACATTTTTTTTTTCTTTAAATCGAAGAATGTATTCGGTCGATCGGAATAATCACCAAACACCTCCTCTGTGTATGGCCATCGTCCACGATTACCATCTTTTCCGGTCGGCGGAATATTAAACTTGCTCAAACTCACGCCACCGGCTTTTACACTGTTGGCGTCTGTGCCTGTTTCATAAGGACCAAAGTCACCAGAGTTTTTACCAACAAATAGAGCATAATTAAGTTCATCTGGTATGGGAAAATATGTTCCTAACGATTCCTCATCACCGTCGCCGGTTGGGTCATATGTTCCTGACGATTTCTCCTGATCGTCGCCGGTTGGGTCATTAGGAATAAGGCGTGAATAATATATAAAATTTGCTCCAACAGCTCCGATTATTAATACACCTATTATAGAAACACCACACCCCATAAAGAATTTCTTCCATTCGTTGGGTTTCTTTGACTCGCCTTTTAAATTTTTACCCTTACTTTTAAATAAATTTATATAGAAATCAAAGTTGAATATTTTATTACTATCTAAATCGTCTTCTATCTCATTAAATTCGTCCTTTGTTTTACCCATATAATATATTATACCTATATATATTTACTAAACAATCATAAAATATTTATCTCTTATTAATTTATAATATGCATTTTAAAACTAAACTGATGATTTTATCCATAATAGTAATTGCGGCTTGTATGCTACAACTTATACTACATAAAGGCGTATATGAGGGTTTTACACAATTTAGCTCTGACGAAAACAAATTATCATTCAATCAGTTCGATAGAAAATATAACAGTACTAATGATTGTAAGGCAAATGATACAGAATTTGATATTGGTCAATATGTAGAAGTATATGTAAGTGATGATGAAAAAGCAAAGCTTGTTTCAGATGAAAATATTGATGAAACAAAATTTGATGAATTAATAGATTATGATAAAAAGTGGACGTCCGGTAAAGTTATTACTAATAACTTGAATATATATTCAATTGAACTGGAAGACAAGACGGTTATTACTGATGTGAAAAGGGATAGAATTAAAAATCACCATCAAAACGCGTGTAAGGTGTGTGGAAACAACGACAATGAGTGTAGCCAAGATTGTATAGACCCGATTAATGTAGGGGGGGATTGTTTACCTATAAAAACCGGTAAAAATGGAAATGGCGAGGATATTTTATATCAGATTTGTCCCCGAATATGTAGAAATGATAATGTAAATGTAATTGATTTGGCTTGTGGAACCGATAATTGCTGTCGCGGATGTGGTTTTTCGGTATTTGAGGTTAGTGATAATATAGTGATTGGCAAGGATAATAAAGAGACGTCTGGTGTCATTAATAAATTAACCCAAATTCCATACACTCAAGCCAATTATACAGTCGACCCTGATTATAATTACGCTGACGAAATGGCAAAGGAAACGAAGCGCAAGGAAGATGCGTTGGCTGCTATGATGAGTTCGTCTGGAACCGCAACGTCGGCTTCGTCTGGAACCGCAACGTCGGCTTCGTCTGGAACCGCAGCGTCGGCTTCGTCTGGAACCGCAGCGTCGGCTTCTGTCGCAGCACAAGATACCGAAAAACAAGAAACCAGTAACGTGGTAAACGCTCTAACAGATACCGAAAATTGCTGGCTAGGTCCAACAGGACACGATGCCTTTATGTATTGTGGTCCTGCTCCATTTTCATTTTAGCTAAATATATAAACCTATAAGAGGGTTATTTATCTAGCATACGATAGTGCTGCGTTGCCGGAAGAGAAGGTAAGAACATTGTATCTCTCTTCCATTACAGTCAAATCATAAGTGTAATCAAATATACTATCGCGCGTTTTATCAATACCTATCATATTGCCGCTCGCATCACAGACGATATCAACCTGCGACGATGGATCCAGCGGTGGTGTCATTATTCCCAACTCAAATTGAATCTTATTAAACTTGCTCATATTAATAGCACCACTTGGTTGAAAATCTGCGACATTGTTATTGAGACAAAAGTTGTAACAGTATAGTCCATCCGGACCATTTCCATTGGTTCGCGTATACTTTTCGACATAATTGAATATACCCGCATCCATTGTATTCTCGCGATACTTTCCGTCTAATAATAATCCCCATGTTTCCATAATATCCTTTTGGTTTTCTGGATAATATTTACCAGAAATCATTATTGACGATGGATATTGTTGTATATTATTATTATTATCAGAATCAAAGTCATATTCAGGAGTTAAATATTCTGATACGGTACTCCAATCAGCATCATCATAGTCCAATTTGTCGACATTGGTATTATTCGCGGTCTCTACATTATATGGAAGGAAATCATAAGGCCAATTAGTATAATTTGACCACTGATTGCGTTCGGCAATGTCGCTTCGCTGTAAAAACCACATCCAACTAGAAACCATACCTCTAGTTTCAATGTCAATTATATTGGAACTGGTAACATTCTTATATATATGAGTGTATACTTGTTTTATCAAGTAATTCTGTTCGTTCAATTGGAATACGCGCTGTTCATCTTCAGATAAAAATGCGTAGGTGCTTATTAAATGTATATCCGTATCCCAGTTTGTTCGCGTGTCCGTAAAATCTTCATCCAATAGACCAGCTGTTGGGGGTGGGTGTAAAAAACGATGAAACTGCTCTTTAGCTTCATTTAAATTAGATTGATGATAATAGCTCCCGTCATCAACGTTGTCGGGAATGTGGCGGATTACATACAACTCCTTGACAGGTCTTATATCAACCTCAATATGAAATTCGTTGTATTGGAGCGCGGCAATAGGGAACGCCATTTTAGAGGCTATCGTGAACCATATATTAAGCGGAATGTATAGCGAACGCGACCGTATGGATGGTTCGGGTCCTGACGACCCATCCATCTTATACGCATTCGGATAGACATTTACTCTATCGTGCGCATTTGCGGGGTCGTTGAGTTCGGGAACGTGGCCAATCATTTTATAGTATAGCTCCTTCTTATTGGCATCATAATCCCTTTCAATCATATTGTGTAAATATTGCCCTGTGAATTCCTGAATAACTTGGCCGCCAATTGTGAACCGAATACGCTCTATCATTTGAGACCCTAGATGTTTAATCCATTTAAATTCGTAAGGTCTCCATTTATTCATGATGTTATTATCATGTCTCTCCTTATCCGGAGGTATAATTGGACTCCATATGGTTGGGAGCTTAACAACTAAATACGTGTCCATTATTAAATCGCCACCAGTTCGAGGCATTTTAAATTTAAAATTAGAGGTCGCACTCATATTTAAGGTTCTTTGTCCATCATAGTCAACCCGAAATTTTTGTAAGCCAAAATTGGTATATTTAGCATAAGTGCATTTAAAAAAACTTTTAGTAGGATTACCCGTTAGAATTATATTTTGATTGCCTTCTGCTATTAGATTCATAAGACCACCAGGCATATTTATATAATAGTCATATTATTATTTAACTATTATTAAACTATTATTATTTAACTATTATTAAACTATTATGAATCAACATCGTTAAAATATAATTATATATATTATACAACATAATGTCTGACGCAATAAAAAAAAACTACGACAAAATGTTAGATACCGTTAAAAATTCAATTAATTTAAAAAAAGCAAAATTAGTTCAATTAGGCGTGTTCATGGTCGGAACATTAATGGTTGCATTATTGTTTATTTGGTCTTATTCCAAACTGACATTATCCAGCGCCAACTGCAGTAATATAAAAAAAAACAAAATGAATGTTTCTGAATTAAAACCATTCGGATATACAAAACCACAAGAAGAGATAGATGACCCCAATAAGACATATGGCGATTATCGGCTCCGCGATTTCTATGTGAAAACTGCGTATAACTGTTGTGCGAGTGGAACATTTTCCCACGATTTTGTAAACGAGTGTGCTCTTGAAAACTGTATTCAGTTAGGCGCAAGATGTCTTGATTTTGAGATATACTCTTTTGATGATATTCCAATTATTGCCGTGTCTACTGATAGAAGTTTTGGTATTAAAGAAACATATAATTACTTAGAATTTGATAGAGTAATTGCTAAGATTAGTAATATGGCATTCACATCCGGAATAGATAGTGCAGGAGTATGTAAAACTGATCCATTAATATTACACTTTAGAATTAAAACAAATAATAAAGATATTCTGGACCAGATGGCCGATTCACTCAACAAACATTTTTATGATAGGCTTCTTAGTCGAAGGTATAGTTATCAATATAATGGACAAGATTTGGGAAATGTAGAGATGAAATATCTTAAAAGTAAAGTTATTATAATAACTAATAACGTAGAAAAAATAAATATCGAAGGTACGAAATTATACGAGTATATTAATATAATCAGTGGTGGTGAAAATATGAGATATACCAGAAAGACTGAGATTACTGCTGGTGGTGATATGGAGGAGATAAAAAATTTCAATAAAGAACGTATGTCTATATGTATACCCGATATTGATGTATCGCCTATTAATATGGATTGGAGACAATTGACACATAAAGAGGGGGTTGACCCAGACGATAATACTAAAATGATACCTATTGGGTATGGTATTCAATATGTAGGAATGTCGTTCCAGAATAATGACGAGTTTTTGAAAGATTATATTAGCGAATTTAATCGCCATAAGTCGTCATTTATTTTAAAACCAAAACCATTCAGAAAACAAAACGCACAAACCACATTAGAAATTGGAAACGCTATAAAGCTCGCACAAGAG